GGGGCCAGAGGCCGCCCCGCCGTTGTCCATCATCGCCCGCCAGCCGGCGTTGACGATCCGCTGCGGAGTCCGGCCGGCGCGCGCCACACCGGTGCCCCACGGCATGCCCTCCCTCACCTGCGGCCAGGGCAGGAGGTCGATCGGGAAGTCGCCGGAGTCCAGCGGGTTGAGACTGGCTCGGATGACGCGATTGTTCACAATCGTAACCAAGGCAGGGATCGGTACCGCGCCTTCCTCGCACTCGCACCCAGCCGAGGTCATGTCCTCCCGGTCAAGGTCTCCGTAGTAGTACCAGATTTCGTAGGGACCCTTGTTGTCTTTGACCGTCATATCCGCGCCGGTTTTGTCCGGCGCAATCGCACGAGTCGGCCCCTCCTCAATCACCAAGTCGATCTGCGAGTCGATGTAGCCCTCCATCCCCTTCAACTTGCGCAGTTTCTTCTCGGTGATGCGGTCCTTCTCGAAGAGGTACGACCCGTCGTGGATGTTCTCCCCGCAGGCACCGTCAGGAAACACGTTCCAGGCGCTGATGCGGGTACTGACCGGCTTGACCTCCTCGTTGATTACCACCACCCCGTCCTTCAGGGCCACCTGACGTTTCTTCGCAGGAATTGGCCCCTTGAGCGCCCCCGTCCCGATCCTGGCCGCGTCCTTGATCACAAGCCGCATCTGCGCGTGGTACTGGCATTCAATGTGCCAGTCCTCGATGCGCTTCTGCGCTTTGTCGGCCTTGGTCTTCGCTTCGGCCATGACTTCCATGGCCTGACGTACAGCAACCTCGGCGGCGTCTGCCGCCTGCTTTGGCTGCCCCGCGAACTGCGTGCCGATCTGGTTCAGCATCGGTTTCGGCAGGTTCCCCTTCGCCGAATCGATCAACTCCGGGACTGGCGTCGGCAGTAGGCTGAACGCGCCACGATCGCTCGGCATCAGGATGTCGGAGACCTTGGAGGCTGCTGCATTCACGTAGGGCCGCGTGATGTTGACGAACACAGTGCTCTGGCCCTTCTTCGTCTTCCTCGGCGTGGTCATCCCCGGAGGACGGGTCTGCCAGGCGCTGGAATGTTCCCCGCGGTTGAAGTCGTCGATTCCTTGAAAATGTTCCTCGTCTTCGATCCAGTCCTGCTCAATCCCCGAGGCCGAGCGGGCCTGGATGGCGTCGCTGCGTTTGGTGGCTAGGGAGAGCCCAAGCGCATCCAGCCGCGCCGCCATCTCTTCGCGCTGTTTGTCCTCGTCAGGCTGGCCGGCGGGTTCAGCAGCCGCGGTTGCTTCCGCCCGGCTTTCCGGGTGCGGCTTGCGGGGACGCGAGGAGGCCATCAACTCACAAACCTATGCCCGGATCGGTCTGGATACGGCCTTCGTAGCCGGCCTGCGGCGCAAACTTCAGCTTCTTCACGGACTGCCCGTACTGCCTGAAGGCGTCGGCGTAGTTGCTCGCCCAATCGTGCAGCGGTTTACCCATGGTCTGCTTCTCCTCCAAGACTTTCCTGCGATAGTTTTCCAGAGCGGCGACGCCCTCGGCGCAACCTTCTTCGTCGAAGTAGCACTGCGCAATTTTGTCCTTCGTCATCTTGATGCCGAGGTCCACGTCGTGGATTCGCGGCACGACAACGAACGTGTGTCCCGGCATCAGTTCCTTCAGCATTTGCTTGTAGGAGCGCGTGTCGTCTTTCCCAAGCCGGCGCGTGTCGGCGTCGTGCGGCAGGTAGTGCGTGCCGTAGCTGAACCCCTGGTCGAGCAGCCACTTCGTAAAGAACGAAAGCGATTCGTCGGCCGACTCCATGGCTCGCAGGAACCTGTCTTGCAGGGAAACGCGCTGGGCGCACCAGATCGCGGTGGTGCCGTTGGTCGTCAACCCGAAGTCCCAATAGGTGTCCACCGGGACACGGCGATCGTAGGGAACCTTGGTGATCCTGCCTTCGTTGCGCGCCGCAGCCATTTCCGCGCCATAGAACGCGCCTTTGATCTGCGGAGCCTTCCAGAACCCGCGCAGCAGGGCGTCTTGTTCGTCCTTCTCCATCAACAGAAGGTTGGCTCGATACTCCCGTGCCAGATACGGGTTATCGGAAAGCCTTGCCGCAATGAACCGGCGCGTCCAGATGAAAGTCTCGCCAGAGGTTTCGTCGATGAGCTCGACCTCGAACGCAGTCGAACTGCCACCGTCCTGTATTTTCCAGTGTTCCTTGACCCACCTGAAGCCGGGGCCATCAGGGTTGGTCGTGCCGCGACAGAACACCGGGATACTGGGATCCGTGGATCGCAGGCGCGACAGCAGGTACATGTAGGGCAGCTTCGTCGGCCAGAGCGTCAACTCCTCCCAGCCGACGTACTGGAATGCCCGACCGCGATACCGGAACCGCTCGATGTCGCGCTGGATGAACCCGAATTCGATACGGGCACCGCTCGGCCACTGCCAGACGTGGGCGGCCTTGTCGTAGGTGACGCCCTTCATCACCGGCGGGTAGAGCTCGTGGGCGCGGTCGATCAGGTCTTTCAGGTCCGGGTACGTCCGCCGGAAGATGATCGCCTGGTAGGACCGCTTGGTGATCGCCATGATGCTCGGCGCCAAACCCATGGCGTCGATCAGTAGGCCGTCGGTCTTCCCCGACCCGGCCGCGCCGCCGTACAAAACCTCGTCCTCGTCGGCGGTTAGAAACTCCTCTTGTTTGGCCGTTGGATACCAGGCGGCATCCGGCGGGATCTCACGAGCCGCCAGCACGAGCCCCCTTCTTCTCCGGCACGTAGACCATGCACTTCGCCATAGCCTCGCCGAGCTGGGCATTGTCCCGCTCGTACAGGCCGTGGAATTTCATCGCCTTTTCCAGCGCCGCGTTCTTATCCCAAATCTTCAGCTTCTTGGTGTAGCCCACCAGCTTTCGGCTCTCGCCAGTACCCTCGTACTCTTCCAATTGCTCGATGCTGGCCACGGTAGCGGCCGTGTCGTCGTCCAAGTCAGGCACCGGAAGCAATTCGCCTTCCTTGTCGAACAGCTTTCGAGGGTCCGAGTAGGCCACGCGGGCAACCTCTCGCAGCGTCCGAGCGACCTCAAGGCCGGCAATCTTCGCGGCCCTCTCGGTGGCTGCAGCAATGGCGGCGCGCACCCTTACATCCCTTTTCAGGCGCATCCCGGCTTGCTCGGCCGCCTTCGGAGCGAATCCCACAGACCTCGCGGCCTGAGTGGCGTTGCAGCCGTTGCTGATGTAGGCGGCAATGAAAAGGTCTTTCCGCGCCTCTGCAGCCGCCTTGCTCGTCCCGGCCTTGACGCGCTTGAGCGCCTTCTTGCTCACCCGAGCCCCCAATCCCAGCGCAGGGAGGGCCGGCAGAAAGGCACCGGGACGCCGTCGGCGAGCGGCGCAAACGCAGGTCCCTCGACGTAGAGACGTACCGCTTGCGTGGCGTGGTCCCAGTCAGCCCCGATGATATCGACGTTCGCCGGCATGCCCATTCGTTCGCGCAGAAGATCGGGCGAGACGACCACGCCAACCATGCGGCGCTCAGTGCTCATCAGTACCTTGGCTTCGGTGGGCGCTTGCGTTTTGGCATTGGTCACGCCTGCATGAACTCGCGCAGTTTCTCTTTTGCGCGGTTCGTCTCGGAGATGATCCTGGCGAGGTCGTCTCGCGCGGTGACGATTGAAGCTTGGACGGCCTTGGCGTCTTGGCGTGCAATCACTGCGGTAGCGTTCGCGGTGTTGGCTTCGCGCTGGGCGGTGGCGACAAGCGCATTCCCGTCGGCGCGGGCTTTCTCGACGATGAGTTTCGCCTTCTCCTGCGCTTCTGAAATCTCAGTGGCAGCGGTTTCCTGCGCGTCACGGCCCACTTCATCGGCGAGCTGCTTGGCGCGATCGACAACATCTTGCGCATCACGCACACCTTGCTCGCGCTTCGCCTCCAACGCCTTCAGGGCGCCATCGGCCGCTGCGCGTTTCTTCTGGATGTCTTCGAGGCTGGCCTTCGCCTCCTTCACGGCTTGGTCGAACGAGCCCGACTTCTCGAGGAGCTCTGCGGCCACAACCATGGGTTCGTACTGCTTGGCGAGCTTGCGGATTGCTGCTGCGGCTTCCAGTTTGTCCATGGCTACTTGCTCCGTTGTGCCCTGCGGCAGATGATGATGCAGGTAAGCGATGTCGTTCCGTCTCCGGCTGTCACGGCCGGGCGCGTCAACTCCGGCACGCTGATGATCTGCTCGTTCTTCGCCGTCGTCAGCGCGAGAGGATTGTCGCTCTGGTCGTTGAGGGTGGCGTAGGTGGTTCCGTTGTCGTTCGATCCCTGTATTGCAAGACTCCCGGCGGCGCCGAATGTGCCGAAGACTTGGACATTGCGATCCGGGTAGTCGGCGTGGTTCGGGCCTATTGGCGCACCCACGTCCGCGCCGGTCTGAGTCATCGGCGAGTAAAGGAACTTCACGGTGTGGTCGCCGATGCGGGTGATGACTGGATTGATCGTGGCCATGGTTTAGGCTCCCGGTGTCTTGCGCATTTCACGGATGAAAAATCGAACAAGTTTTGCTGAAATCCCAGCAGACT